CGTCTATAGAAAAATTACTGCCAGGTCTTTGATATTTAAAAGCTAGATCTGCATTTTTTCTTCTTTGCTCATCAATCCTTGCTTCTAAAGATGCGGTGACAGAAGGGCTAATTTTATAATCGCTTACATTGTAATTCATAGATGTGCCAGGTCGCTTGCCGCCAACGACACTATCTATTTCAAATGTTCCTGGGCCTATATCAAAATCTTTTTCTATCAAATAAGAGTCGTCTCTTCTTCTACTTATGTCTACTGGCAGGTTTGTATTATCATTAAAATAATCTAACGCTATATCTCTTGAGTCTTTCTTGGCTAGATCTAAAATATTATCTGGAATCTGAAAATAATCTATCAAATCTCCGGCTGCTGTTTCTTTGCTGCTTTTTCCAGACATAAGATCTTGTTTATATTTTTCTGATATAGGAAGCTGTGCCAATAATCCTGGTAGAATCGAATCTCTAAGTTCTTGGTCTTCTGGAAGACCGTTGCGTATGTATGATTTAATATCTTCTGGCAATCCACTAGCGTCTAGGGCTTTGTTTGTACCAATCTCCTTAATAGCATCACCTAGGCTGAGTCCAGACAATAGGCTCGATTTTAAATTATCTGGGATAAGATCTGTATTTTCTATAGCATTATTGCGGAATTCGTCTAGTGGTATAACATTTTTTAAAAAATTGCTACCAGTTATTTTTCCCGCACCAAGACGGAATATATTTTTGATTGTGTTGTCAGATAAACCAAAATTACTAGATGAGGGCTCATCATTAAAAGATTTTTGCAGGCTAGATTGGAGTTTTTCTCTTGTACTGTCTTCAAGGGATCCTGCATTAAAGGGTGATGCAAATCCAAGATCCTGTCTAAATACGTCTATATCTTGAAAGTCTGTTCTCTTTGGCACAGGTATAGGAGAAAACTTAGATTTTTTTTTCATTCCAGTCATGCGCTCTTTGTATTCTTGTGCGAAATTTCTTGCCATTTAACGATTGTATCAGCGAAGGTGTGTATTAGTAAACTGTGTTATTCCAGAGATACTGTCAATTCACATCTGGGGTTCTCTTTGTCGAAACCGCCAAATTTATAGATGACCTGGTTTACATGCTCGTAGCTGTCATCTTTTAGGATCCCGGACTTCACCAGGGCATCACACGCAAATTTATCTATGATCGAACAAGGGTTGCTAATATCTATGCGCCTCTTGGTCTTGGCGAAATAAGTATATGTGAGGGAAACCGGCTCGGTAAAATGTGGCAGATCTGTCAGCTCTGGCATTAGGGAATCGGTGTAGGATTTCTTGGCCATAGACAAAATGCGAAAATAGGCATTTCGGTAGTTGTTCAAATTTAAAATAAATTTTTTATTCTTGGAGTACCAAACCTCTAAAGGTAGATTAATCTTGATATTTTTTTTCATAAAAAATTTTGCCTGGAGATTTTTTGGAGGGCTGGGTTTTTATATGGATATGTTGTCATGTGCAAACTATAGCACGCAGGATTAACTATGAGTATTTTTAGTGATTCTCTGTACCTAACCTAGTTATAACTGCCACTGCCAACGGCCAGAGCCACACGGGGGTGTAGGGGGTCCGATGGGTGCCCGATCCCCAGTAAAAAAGGCCCTCTAGGGACTCCAATGTATGTATCTGTGACCCCTGTGCTCACATGGTATCATAATACTATTGTAAATGTGCACGTATATTTAGGCGTAAGTCACTGATCTGCGGTGCTTTATTATTCCGGGGTGAATTTTCCTGTATTTTTGCAGGCCGAGCGGCCGAGCACCTTATTACTTAGTTAGATTAGTTACTTGTCCTTGATATTGTAGTCGTCAATGTCAGCGCCTAATAGCTTGGCTAATCTCTCCTGGATGTCATCCTTATTCATGCCAGATACGTTAGCGTTTATGTTTAGATTCTGTGATCTATTGATGGATAAGCCAGCGAGTTGGTTGAGCTCTTTGATAGCAGAAACCACTGCATTGTATTGATTGTTCTTGAAGGCAGTCTCGGCTACCTTCCAGAGTAATGTGCCAGTCTTCTGTGGAGTGATGGCATACTTCTCGGCCAGCTCATCTTGTTTAATTCTAATAGCCTTGATGATGTTGGGATGATCCTTGCCGTTCAAGAACTTGCTCGCTGCTTGTGCTGGGAATTCGTAGCCTGCCTTACGAGCTGCTTCAGTTTGTCCACATGCTCCTTCAGTGTAATGCCATACGAAGCCGGCCTGCATTTCTGTCAGTCCATACTCCTGGTCCTTCTCAAATTGTTCTGGTGTTTCTACCAGCTCTGACTTGTCCTTCTTGGGTCTTCCTCTATCTGCCATATTATTCCTCTATGAAGGCCATAAAACTGCCCTCGTCTAATTTAACTATTGCCACTACATTCTTGTCTTTCAATTTGCGCACGACTCCAGAGTAATTCTTTACCTTGAGAACCACGACTTTAATGTGATACTTATCGCTGCTTGTTCCAATGTCTATGGATCTTAATTCGCTCATAATTTTACCTTCAGTGTGTCAAGTGCAGTGTACAGCTTCCAAACACTTCCTGTAGTGTTCTCTGTGCTGGTGTCATTGTTGTGCTGTATAACCATCTATATATATATTATTATTATTATATATACCTAACACTACCTATAAGAGAATACCCCATAGGTAAGCCAAATATCGACAGGGTGCCATAGCCATTACTATGCACTCTACCCCACCCTTTTATCCCCAATCTGCGCACATCTCTGCACATCTTTGCATACATGCCCAGCCCGGACACATCTCCATACCAGTGTGCAGCTTCGCTACTATCACTTTGCAGTGTCATCATTATCCTTGTCTTTGGCCTCTGTATTTTTAATCGCGCGCTCTGCCTTGCGGCCTGTGAAGATCTCATCAAAGCGTCTATTGAACTCATCCTTGTCTACCGACATAGGACGCTGTCGCGATCCTTTACCACCTCTCCACTGGCTCATATCAATCCTTATCCATAATAATTAGTATCAACATGAATATTACTATGGATGCAGCTATAGTGCTAAATACTATTGTCGCTATGACTTCTATAAACTCAACCATTAGTTGTCTCCGAACTTAGTGCTGAAGTCCGTGTAGTTATCGCTATCGACAGCAGTGTATGTAAGGTCATAGACCTTCCGACCATTGGATCTTCGTGGTTCTATGCCTCTATCGTGTAAGACACGAGCCGCTTCTTTGAAGTCCGGCATCCTCGGTGCTTTGATCCCCAGGTCGCGTAGTAGTTTAGTCATCTGCACTGCTTTAGGGAACTCAGACTCAAAGTCCACATGTTCCAGCAATAGATCTTCAACACTCGACTGCGTCCTATAAATTTCATTACTCTCGTTGAGCATCTCGCGCTCATCTGGTGATAGAAACCAATTCTTCTGGCCTTTAATATACATTGTCTCCTTGACCTCAGCCCAGAGCTGTTGCATGTCCACGCCATGATTAACATCAATGTCTTTGACAGCCAGAACCCAGAATCTACGATTACCAGACGTGTCCGTCAAAAATTCACGAGCGTTAACACTGGCGTAGAAAGCCGTACGTCTTTGGTAAGTAGTAAATGCTCTGTCATACGGCAATCTAAGCTCATCTGTCTTAGCCGTGACGAACGCCTTGAGTTGGTCTATGTCTGACTTCTTAAACGTGCTCTCTATCTCTCCTAGCTCGACTATCCAATGAGATACAGCTCGCTTTACCGAGTCTTTATCACTAGGATTCAGCGTTGCTCCCTCTAATAGCCAACCCCTGTCATAGTCGCATAAGCGTTTGAACCATAAGGTCTTACCTAATCCCTGTGCGCCCTGTAGGACTAATATACCCTCTAGCTCAACGCCATTCTCTTCGTAAGCAGCGGCCAAGCATGAGATAAGCCACTTGCGCATTAACATTTCTTTTAATTGGTTACTATCGTGTGTCACCAGGCTATTTAAGAATCTCTGCATCCTTGTATGCCCGTCCCAAGGTACTGAATCGATCCATTCCTTAACAGGATTATACTCACGTGCCAAGATCTTAAGATAATCCCGGACCTTTGTGTGTGGGATTCCCATATTAATACAGCGATCTTCGATCTCTATAAGCGATGCCTCATCCTTCATATCAGCGATGAATTTGGTGTTAGGTATGTCAATTTCCATGCGTTTCTTGATGACGTTGTAGCGCACATCCACACCATGTGTTTGCAACACACCGGATATATTATCCTTAGTGTTTAAAAAGCGTCCGCTTGCACTGCGCTGAAATTCGTGTTCCACAGCTAAGTCAAGTTTGTTAAGTGCCGGGATTAGTTCGCCGTCAAGTGCTTCTGCATCATCATTCTTGTGGTCATTATAGTCGCCCTTGCTCTGAGGCATAAGAACCTCAGCTAAACCATTTTGTTTAAGTATGATCTGGCATGCTTTGGCAGCTTCCTTCTCACCTGTTTTACTATCATCATTATCAGCTATAAATACATGCTTACGATCTGCAAAAAACTCGAACATCACCTCTGCAACAGGCGATAAGTTATAGGCATCAAATGCCACTATGACTGGCTGTGAAAAGTCAGCGAATATAGATGCAGCTGTTGCATATCCTTCTGCATAGTTAATTATATTAGCGGTTTTAAGTATTTCCTTACCTAATATAAAGAAGCTTCCGCTTTTCTTAGATCCCGGTAAAAAGATCTTCTTGCCGTCTGCATTTATAAACTGTAGGCCCACAATACTCATTTGTTTGTCATATAAAGGGATAACCAATTGCCCAGAAGCGTTAACTCTAAGCCCGTATGACAAAACATTCTTCTTTATAAGGTAATCGTGCTTCTCACATGGTATCGCCTTGTCCCACTCAGCCTGGGCGCGTACAGCAGCCTTTGATTGCTTCTCTGCCTGTTTAACTTCTGCCTGGCGTTGTAGTTCTTTAATCTCTTCCTTCTGCTCTTTAGTGATCTTCATTCTTTGCTGGTTTTCCGGCTTCCAGATAGCAGTAGGCTGGTCAGCTGCGATTCGATAGTCACCCAACCGTCCGAATGGGACTGATTGATCTATCCACAGCTGATACCAACCTACCAACTTTCTTTGGCCACCGACATTGATGTAAGCTCGACCTATAGAGCCATCGGCGACCAAACCCTTCTTGGGTTCGGGTTCCAAACCATTTTCATTCAAAAAACGCTCAAATTCGTAGAGGTAATCTGTAGTAAATGGTTTGTCAAAATTCTTAGTTGTAGGTCTGGTTATTTTTAGGGACATCAATTCCTCTCTTAATTAAAATATTGCACTCTTTGTAAAAGTATGTACAATGTTACACAATATTATTATAATTAGCAATCACAAAGAGGAGTGAATTTATGAGCTTAACAATTAAAACAGAAGGTGACTTCGAGAAACTATCACCGGGACTCTATTCCGGGACTTGCTATCGTATCATCGATATGGGAACTACAGAACAAGAATATGAAGGCGTGACATCTAAAAAGAAAAGAGTACATATTACTTTTGAAGTAAATAAGTCTTTAGACATAGATGGACAAGAGTTGCCAGAACATGAAGGCAACCCTACTAAAATGAATGACGGAAAACCATTTGTTGTATCTAAAATATATACAGCATCACTGTTTGAGTCAGCGGCATTAAGAAAAGATCTTGTGTCCTGGAGAGGAAGACAGTTTAGTGAAGAAGAATTAGCTGGCTTTAATATAGATAAACTACTTGGTTGCACAGCAAACGTAGAAGTTGGTCTTACTAAAGGTGGCAATCCAAAAATTGTTGGTCTTTACAAACCAGACGGTGGAGTTCAAAAAGTTCCTACAGTAAATGCAACATCCGGCTTTGACCTAGATGTCTACTGTCAAGAATGGACTGGCCAGATGAGTGACGAAAGTAAAAAAATGTGCGATATCTTTACTGATCTACCTATGTGGATGCAAACAGATATTGAAGCCAGTTTTGAATTGCAAGCAGCCAAAAGAAAAGGCGAAGCAGCAGGATTCAAACAAGAGCCAAGTGAAGACTTGCAAAACCTATCAGAATTAGTTTCTGAGGCTGAAAAGGATAATTCCTCTGATTTTGAGGATAAGATTCCTTTTTAAGCCACACCCCCGCGGGTAGTATTTTCTCCGACTCTCACACCTCAAGAAAACTACCCGCACCTTTTATATGGAGATCAAATGAATTGTTGGCACTGTAAAGAAAATCTTATTTGGGGTGGCGACCATGAAATGGATGATGAAGACACAGAATTTGGTATGGTTACAAACCTATCATGCCCAAAATGTGAAGCATTTGTAGAAGTCTATTTACCAAGAAAAGAAAAAAACCACGATTAGGAGTCAGAATAAAATGAACGATCCAGTAAACCCTAACCATTACAAAAGCGGCGATATAGAATGTATATCGGCCATCAAATCATCTATGAAGCCAGATGCTTTCCACGGATATCTTAAAGGCAACATCATTAAATATGTATGGCGTTATGAAATGAAGAAGGGCCTGGAAGACATGCTTAAAGCACAATGGTATACCAATAGATTGGTATTAGAGATGCAGGAAACAGAGGAGCATAGCAATGGATTTTAAGCCCGGAGTATATGAGAACATACCTTATGAAGTATATGCAGAGATCCCAGCGTTTAGATCTCACGATCTTACAGCTGCGCTAAAGTGCGCTTACAACTGGAAGTACAGCAAAGGCTTTGCACCCTCACCAGCATTATTAGAAGGCAGAGTGCAGCACACCGTATTTCTGGAACACCATAAGTTCAATGAAGAGTTTGTGATCCAGCCACCTATTGATAGAAGAACCAAAGTAGGTAAGGCTGAGTATGAAGACTTCTTAACTACAGTTGAAGGCCGCACACCAATCACCCAGGATCTATATGACATCTGCATGGAACGCAGAGAGATTGTAAAAGAATATATACCCAAACCAGATCATAAGGTTGAGTGCGTCATTATGTTTATGCACCATGGCCATCCTTTCAAATGTAGGTTGGATTGGTATAACAATAAAGATGTCTGGGATCTTAAGACAGCTCGTGACGCTTCGCCCAGAGGATTTAAACAAGCTATCAATAACTTCAAC